CTCGATACGGTGCTGTGGGCGAGCCGAAACCCGCCCACAGCACCTGGATCGGCTAGCCCTCGGCGGGCTCGTCCGAGATCGTGACCTTCACGAACGCCGACGGGCGACGCACGGCGAGCGCGAGACGCTCCTCGATGCGCACCGTGATGCGGTTGTTCGTGAAGTCGTCGTCGTGCGAGTTCGTCGCCTCGACGCGCACGCCGCCCTTGCGGTAGATGGTCGCGGCCTGACGGAACGCACCCACAACGGCCGTGCCCTGCGCAATCGCGGGCGTCGTGACCGTACGCAGACCCCACACGGGCGGCTGCTCGGTGAGCGTGCCGTTGCCGTACTGGCCCTGGAACATGCCGCCGCCGTAGTACTGGCCGTTCGCATCCTTCGCGAGGCGCAGCACCTGGTAGTCGGCCGGGTTGAGCACCACCGCGTCTGCGGTGAGACCCGACGCGGTCTGCACCGCGGTCTGCGCCTTGAACAGTTCGTCCGCGAGGGTCGCGGTCGTTGCGGTAGCGGTCTGCACGCCCGTGCGGTTGAGGAGACCACGCAGGTTCGCGCCGGTGCCGTTGCCGTTCAGCAGCTGCGCTTCCTCGACGAGCAGGAGCTCGTACAGGGCGCGGTTGTTGATCGACGACGCGAGCCACGCGTAGTCCTCGAGGATCTCGTCCGACTCGTTGTACCAGCCGGCGATCTTCGTGAGTGCGTCGATCTGCGGCGTCGGGTGCGTCACCGAGAACTGCGGCTTCTGCCCGTTCTCACCCACAGTCCCGAACGTGCCCTCGAGACCGCCCTCGATGAAGTAGCGGATTGCGTTGCCCGAGATGCTGCCGGAGCCGAACAGGTCGGCGAGCGACGTACGTCGCGGCGCCTGCACGACGGTGAGGTCGACGTCAGTCGCGGTCTCCCGAAGCTCCACGCCGGCGGGCGACACGATGGTGTCTGTCGCCGCCTTCACGCCGATCTCGGGAGCAGCGAACGTCGCACGCTGGCCGGGCGCGCGGCCCGACTTCACGCCCGACTCCGCGATGAAGTGGTCGCCGAGCGACGCCGGCGCTTTCTTGCCTGCGTCCGGCTCGGGGGCCTTCGCGCCGAGGAACTGCTCCATGCGTGCCGCCGAAGCGATCTTCACGTCGAGCCCCTCGATGGTCTTCGTGAGCGTGTCGACGGCCGTGTAGTCGTCGTCCGTCACCGTGCCGTCGTCGATCTTGCTCTTGATGGCGAGGAGCTCCTTCTGAGCGGCCTCGCGCTGTGCCTTGAGATTCATTCCGAATCCTTTCGGTTCGTTGCCCCCGATGTGAGGGCGATCTTGATGAGTGCGCGAGCGCGCTTCGCCTTGGCCTCGGCGTTGGCTTCCTCGTTGACCGTTTCCGGTTCCTCCGAGTTCGGCTCCTCCGCGGGCTCCTCGACGTCGTCTTGCTCGTCATCCCCCGCCGGTTCGACGGAAGTCTTGGGCTCGCCGCGCTTCACGGCGAGCAGTTCAGTAGCCTGGTTCGCGCCAACCGGCACGACCGACACCTCGTGAATCCTGAGCTTTCGCAGCTCGTACGCCCACTCGCCGTCGACCTTGACCTCGGCCGCGTCGAGAATGTCGTACGCGAAACTCATCTGCTTCACGCGGCCCTGTTTGATCAGCCGGTGCACGTATGCGCCCGTGGCGGACTCGGTGTCGAGCTGCACGGTCACCTTGAGTCCGTGCTCGTCCTCGATCGCCGACACTGTGGAGCCGATGTTCATCGTCGGGTCGTCCATGCGGTGCGACCAATAGCAGGGGATGCCTGCGCCCTGCTCGCCGTGCTCCGCGAGGGATTCGGCGAACGCGCCCTTCACGACGACATCGCCGTACGAGTCCACGTTCCCGAACACCGAGGCGTAGCCGATGAACTGGCCGTCGTCGATCTCTGCAGCGCCGAGATCGATCGCGGCGCTCTTGTACTTCAGCATGCTCTGCCCTTTCGCTCGCCGCGCGTACCAGTCGGTCGCAGCATCGATGGATGATTGAGGTCGCCCCTCAGCCCGGAGCCGCTCCATGACGGTTTCTTCACCGGGATCGAGCAGCACGAAGTTGGCGCCGAGGCCCTCCCAGCGCTTGTAGGTTTCCTCGCTCAGATCCCAGGCGATAACCCACACGTCCGCCGGGAGCTCGTCATCAGCACCAGACAGGCCGTCGAGTGCCCGCGCGATCGCCGCCTGTCGGGCCGCGAACGTCAGCTTCGCGACCGCCGGCGGCGCATCATGCGCTGTCTGCGAGCCGAGCGCCTGCGCGAGTACATCGAAGTCGACGACCGCGTCGCCCGGCTTCCGCTGCTCCTGCACATACGTGGACTTCCCGGCACCCGGCGGCCCCATCACGACAGTTACCTGCATCACAGCCTCCCGATCTCCGCGAGCGCGCGACCGATCGCGGCATCGTCGAGTTCGACCCCCGACTTGGCGGCATCCTCGAGAAGCTCGCGAGTCCAGCGCGCCCAATCGATGCTGGTGTCGCCAGCACCCCGCTTCGCGGTGATCGCATTCCGTGCCCGTGAGACGACGCCGTCAATGAGGTGCTTCATGCCGTCCTGCTGCGCGGTGTCATCCTCCGGGGAGCGGTTCGAACCACCCTCGGTCGTGACATTCAGCGGCACGATGAGTTCGTCACCGCCGTCGACCGCGGGCATGTTCCGCATCGCCCGCGCCTCATTCACGGTCATGAACGGAGCGCCGACCGACTGGCGGATGATCACAGCCTGCTCCTCGAACGACCCCTGCAGGCGCGCCTCACGATTGAACTCGACGTACATGCCGGTCTCTCCAACGAGCTGCAGGAACACCTGCGTGAACCGTGCCTCGATACGCTTCAACGTCCACGCGAGCGAGTCGCCGATGAGCGCCTGCCGGATCTCCTTCACACCCTGATAACCGACCGCACCAGAGATGCCGAGGATCGCCGGATGGATATGGAACACCTGCGCGACAGTCGACAGCGACAGCACGGAACCGTCCTTATAGCCAGTCGCGGACGCATCGAACTCGGGAGCCGTGTACGACATGCCGTCCTCGAGCAGCACCGCGTCACCGGCGCGTTCCCCGCCCGGCTGGAACGCTTCCCACGTCTCGTCGAACGTGCGACGGGCCGCATCCGTCCAGCGGGGCGCGTCCTTCGGGCGTTGGATCACGCCACCGACGCGAGGCCCGCGAGTGAGGATGTTGCGGCGGCGCGCATGCGTCGCGTTCTCCGAGTCGAGGATCGTGCGCAGCGTCTCCACAGGCGACGCCGACTGCGTCGGCTCATCCGGCGTGCCGCCAGGGAATCGGACGATGTCGTTCCGGTTCAACCGGACACCGTTCACGATGTAGCCGAGCACCTCGGTCTTGGACTCGTTGACCTCGAGCGTCACCCACGTCGCGGGCACAACCCGAGCCTGCAGCTTTCCGTCACCGTTGAATGCGACGTACACGAACGCATCGTCATAAAGCGACAGCTGCGTCACGAGCGAGTAAATGAACTCGACGCCGGTCTGTTCCCGGTTCGGCATCTCCAGCAGCGACTGCAGCGCCGAGTCGCGGACCCGCTCACGGCCACCGTCACCATCGAATCGGTACACGTGAAGGCCGAGCGCAGCGACCTGCTGCGAGATCAGATCCACGACCGTGCGCAGATGCGGTTGCGTACGCCACAGGCGCGCCACCGGCCATGAGCCGACCGACTCAACTTCGCCCTCACCGCGCATATACGACACCAGCTGCAGCTGCTGCCCATACGGCGAGACTCCCTCAATCTTGCCTGCTGTGCGAGTCGAGAGCATACGCCCGAATCGTTCGATGATGTTCACGCTCACCCCTTCCGCCACCACGGCACGCCAGGTTCACCGTCCGGCTCGTCCGGTTCGTACGCCGATAGCGGCGGAGCGCCGCTCTGATTCCGTAACGCCCACAGCGCGTACGCGCAGGCGATACCCGGCGACGTCGAGAGCGCGGCACCACGCCGCTCAAACACCTCAACACCGCCCACGGTCGACGGCTCACACGCCGCAAACGCATCATTCACCGGCTGCTGCCCGCGATGCCTTACCTTGCCCGCTAGAACATCGTCACGAAGCTGCCCAGCCGCTTGACCATCAGCCGGCCCCGCAACCTCCACAACCTCGAGGCCAGCATCCCGGAGCGGCCCGACGAGCTCGGACGCCGCCGCACCCCGAGACCTCACCGCAACCCGGCGAATACCCTGCGCTTCAGCGACCTCACGAATAAACGGCACCGTCCACATGATCCCGGCCCGATGCGCGATCGCCTCCACGTGAGGGAGACCATCAGCCCGCCAGCCTGCAACCGCTACGGCCGCATACTTACGATCCCAGTCGACATCGACCGCGAGCGCCATCTCACTACCTGGCATGATCTGCGACCCCTCATCGGTGCAATCGAGCCACGCGCCAGTAGGAATGAGCGGGTGCGTCTGAGCAGTAATCCACTGACCGAGTACCTCGATGCGCTCAACCGACTCATCCGGTGCCTCAGCAGCAGCCGAAATCAATCCCTGGATCGTCTGCCCAGGCAAATAGCCGGCGGACGGGTTCGCCTGCGCAAACGCAATCGGATCGTCGAGCGCGGCATCCGGCTCCGCCGACCACTCCGCCACAAACCACACCGTGTCAGGGTCATCCACACCTTGATGCGCGATCGAACGCACTGACTCGAGCACCTTCGACTTCGCCGTCCCAGCATTCGAGAACGCCACCAGCTGCGAATCAAACATCGCATTCGCTGACTTCTCAATCGCTGACCATCCGGTGAAGTCGTACTGCTCCCGCAACTCATCGAGAATCAACCGAGCCGCAGACTGGCCACGAGCAGCGCTGAACGTGCGCGGCAGATAGCGTGCACCACCATGCGTGCGGATGTACACCTCGCTCGACATCATCCGCGGCGGATACGTCACCGACTGCAATAGCGGCACCCGCTCAGGGAACACACCCACCTTCGGATCGTCAGGGCACGCCCAAGCGCGCACCTTCTCCCAAGGCTTCATCGCAATGTCGAGCTTCTGCGCAGACCCAACAATCGTGAAGTCCATTTCGCGAAGCTGCCCAGGCCACCGCGCGGAATCGACATACAGCCAAAACGCGGCGAGCACCGCCGCCATCAACGTCTTGCCCGCCTGTCGGCCAACGATGACCAGCACGCGAGGAAACCGCAGCGTGCCGTCCTCGTTCAGCTCAAGCATGTGGATGAGCAGCCACTCTTGCCACGGGAACAACGTCACGCCGAGAACATCCTTGGCGAACGTGATCACCTCGAAACCACGCGAGGTCGAACGGTTCAGATCACGAAGCGGCTTCGTCCAAATCCGAGGCACCGTGAAGCCATGCGTCGGCTCCGCCATGCGCACCCCCTGAAGTTGCAGGGGCATCCCTGTTCCCGCGCCGAATATTGCATTCCCAGCACGCCAGTGTCACGTTGCCCCATGTGTGAGAGCCGCCCTTGCTGATTGGAACGATGTGTTCAATAGTCGCCAGCCCAGGGTTATAAACGCCACGCGTGCCAGCCCTAAAAGACATCGATCTGCCGCAATAGCAACAATTATCGCCATGCCTCTTACGCAGTGAATGCCGTGATATTCCCCGGTCATTACTTTTCTGCAAGATTCGAGAGCGGCGCAGATGCGCGCTCTCGGTGGCAAGCGCAATTCGTTTCTCGCGATGCCTGGCATAACGACGACTGTCAGACTCGCGGACAACATCGCGATTCGCATTGCGATACTCTCGAACCGATGCAAGCTTCTCCTCGCGGTTCGATGCGTACAAAGCTCTCATCTGAGCCGACCTACAAGCCTTGCACCGAGACTTTCTGCCAAGTGTGCCACCTGGGTCCTTGTCGAATACCTCGAGCGGCTGTCTTTCGTAGCACCCACTGCAAAGACGTGTGCCGTCCTCGAAATCAACCGCCTTACGAAAATCTTGACCGCGGCCTTCCATCGGATCGCCGTACTTTCGCCACTTCTGATAGTGCTTGCTGCACCACCCGCGCGCGATAACGTCACCGGCACATCCATCGACTGAACAGGTTCGCGTAGACTGCATCGCAGCCCTCCTACTCACTTAGGTTTGGGTTAGGCCCGGTAAGTGTTGGCGCACTTATTCGGGCCGCTTCTAATTCTATCCGGCGCCCTGCAACTTCTTGCGCATTGCGGCGATCTGATCCTTCGGCGTCGCCGGCGTCTTCTCCGCCTTCATTGCCACCGGAGGATCAGCACTAATCCCCATCGCATCCAAGTACTTCAGGAACGAAGGCAATGACACATTGTCAAGCTTCCCGTTCTCATCAACGAAACCGTTATCGCTCAGGTCGTCAATGCGCTTCGCGAGCACCCGAGCAGCAGCCACATGCGCGGAATGCACGGCGCGGAGATGCGTCGCGTTCGCGATCGACCGCTCAAGCGCATCCACGACCGACAACTTTTGAAACTGCGACATGGCATACTCCTTATCCGCGCGCGACCCCCCCCTTAAACATCAGCGCGCGGCGGCCGAAGGGCGGCGGGGTGAGGGCCGGGCGATCTCGTTCGATTCGCGAGACTCCCCTACCCCCGGCGGCCGTCGGTGATCGCGCTGGCTTGATGCTGTTGGGTGTTGTGCGCGTTGCTGTGACGTTTGCGCGTCTCGCTTGTGTGATTGTTCGCGCTGCTCGCGTTGACTGCTCTGACCGTCGCTGTGTCAGCGGCGCGGTGGTGTTGTCCAGTCGCGTGAGAGTGTGCCGATGAGTGTTGAGGTGACGGTCGAGTCGCCGCGTTGTCGGTTGCATCCTGCGTGCGAGGCGCGGAAGTTTGCGCGGTCGGCTTGTAGTTCTGGCCTGGCCGATACCGGGTAGTAGTGGTCGAGCTCGAACCTGTCGTCGTTGGAGTATGCGTCGTGCGCTGCGGTGTAGTCGATTGGGAGGCCGCACATCCAGCATGGGGCGTCAGCTTGGGCGCATTCGTATTTGAATGCTGCTCTGAGTCGCTTGAACTCGCGTGTGGATTCGCGTGCCATCGCGTGCCTCCCTGGGTGGAGAAACCCCACGCCCTCGGGTGAGGGGTGGGGTTTGTGGAGGGTGGGGCTAGTTGCCGGTAGGGGTCGCCGGTACGGGGCCGGCGTGTTTGTTCCACCAACTGTTGTGCCCGCAGTACACACATTTCTTGAAGAACGGGAGGAAGAGTAGGCCGATGCCTGCGGTGCAGAGGCCGATGGCGATGAGGGTCCAGGTGCGGCCGATGTTGGCGCCGCCGCCTTGGCAGGGTTTGCATCCGTGGCAAACCTTCTGGTTGTACATGTTCAGGTGCTGGCTCATGCTTCGGAATATAGCCGAGGCTTGCGACATGTAGTGCGTGTAGGCGCCCCGGTCGGCTCGCTCTGTACTGGCGGTTGCGCTGTCAACGGCCTGACGCCGGGGCGGTCTAATGGCCTGATGCCCCATCGGGCACGGTGGCGAGGCGGGTCAGTGCCTTGGCGACAGTCTCGTCCGACACTGCTTTGGTTGGCACGTTCACCGTGATGTCTGGGGTGGTCGGTTCGCGGGCCGGTGAAATCGACATGGTCTCGTAGCCGAGCGCGTAGAGGAAGCGCGACATTCGACGGCCGACCCGCACCCAGTGCTCGTCGGGCTCGGGTAGTTCTTTGCGCTGCATTCTGAGCTCCCTGCGGTCTTGGAAGATGTGCCAGGCCGCCCCACTCGGGCTGTTACGTGCGCCGCTACCCTCACCCCACACTTGGCACCCTATGCCTAGTGGGGAGGTCGTCAGGATGTCGCGGATGTCTGCTATCGCCTGGTCTTCTGATCTGCGCGCTCGGCCGAGACTAGGGCCGGAGTTCCAGCCCCATCGCAGATCATTGCGCCTCTCCCAGGTATCGAGCCCGGCCGGCCGGTTTTGGAGACCGGCATGCACCCTGTGCTGAGAGACAGTGCGCGTTGTCGAGTCGCGCCCCTCGAGGGGTAGGTGCTTCGAGAAGGGTAGTGAAGCGGTGTTTGCCCCGTATGCGTCACCGGGGCCACGTGCACATGTTCGGTTGTTGCGCGCTTCCTTGGCCACGCTGCGCTCGCGTGTGCTTCGACCACCGGTTCCACCCGATGCCGCCAAGCCTGGAAAATGCCAGAAGCCCCAACCGCAATGGCTGGGGCTTCTGGATCTGGACACAATAATGCCCGTCGAGAACAGGATAGCAGAAAACGATCACGTGAGGGTGTTGCGAACCTTCTCAATTTTGAGTGTCGCCGCGACCGCCGCAACACCCTGCGCGAGCACCCCGCAACGTTGGCATTCGAGCTCGGTCGACGCGGCCGGCGAATCCTCGCTGTACGTGATCGTGAGCATGGATCGACGCTCATCCTCGACATACGTTTCGGCGGCACCGCAGATCGGGCAGGCGGTGAGCACTTCGCGTTTCTTCACCGGCTCCGTCACTGCCCGGATCTGCGCCTCCCACCGTTCGAGCTGCCCTGCCCACGCATACTCTTCGGCACCGTTCGGGAATGACGCTTGGAAGTTCGCATACCAGGCGGTGAGTTGATTCGCGAGCGGCCCGAACTTGAATGCCGTGACGCCGAGGCGCAGCAGGTCGCGTTGCAAGTCGCCGGCGATCGCGGCTTTCAGCTTCACGACGTCGGAGTCGACGAGGACGCGACTCCCGCCCGAACTTCCCCCGCCGCCGGTCGAGACTCCCGTGGTGTCTTCGAGGTCGTCCAGCAGTGCCCTGCGGGTGATGGTGCGGGTCTCTGGCCGGTTCGTCTCCCGGTCAATGACCTTCACCTCCTCCTGGTGAGGGAACGCGAGGACATGCACGAAGCTAGCGAGGGTCATGCTGCCCCTCCTGCCTGGAAGCCGAGCGGTACGGCTCCGGTCTCGTCACGGGCATCACCAGCGAGTTCTGCCGCGGTGTACACGTCGGTCTCTCGGGACTCCACGACCTCGGGGTCGCCGGTCTCGATAACCAGTTCGATGCGCAGCCTCATGTGTTGTCTCCGTCCGTTGTTTGCTCGATAACAGCGACCTCGAAAAAGCGTGGGAGGGCGACCATCCACACGGACGCGACTCCACCCGCCTCGTGGCTGAACGTCCAGGTGATCCCGCGAGAATCCGTCACCAGATAGCCGTAGTTCCACCGATGCGATTTCCCGTGCCTCCAACGACAGAGCGCCCCCAAGTTCGGCATTGTCTTAGGGGCGCTCCAAACGATTCGGCTGTTCATCACTCGTCTCCGTTCAGGATCGTGAGGATGCGTTGCCCATCCAGTCGGTTTACGAAGCCCACTGACGTGCCCCGCATGTCATTGTGTGCCCATCTCTCCGCCTCGCGCTGAATCAACGTGAGCTTCGCCCCGGCTCGTGCGGCTTTCTCATGCAGCCAATCGAACTCGCGTCGCTGCCGCTCCACCTCGGCTTCCAGTTCGCGGATGCGCTCGGCGTCACGCTCCGCCTGCCAGCGCGCGCCACACTCGAACCCAAGCGAGAACCCGGCCCGATACTTCGCCTCATACCGACGCGGCCACCCAGAGATATGCAACCCCGCGGCCTGCCGCTCGCCCTCACTGCGTACCTGATCAAGATCCATCGTCTTCTTCCTCTCGTTCCGTGCACCACGGGCAGACACAGCCCTCGGAGATAGCCCAGGGCCATACCTCCTGCGGCTCAACCGGCTCAATCACCGGCCTGCCCTCCGTGGATCACCTTGAAGTCGCCCGCGAACTGCGCCAGATTGAAACTCGATTCATGCCGGTCACTGTCGAACGCGCGATACCAGTAGATGCCGCCGTTCTGCCACGCATGTCCGTGCTGATCCAAGATCACCGCGTCCTGGTTGAGCTTGTCGAGCGCGACCTGACGATGCTGCACACTGTTGCTCTGCACACGCTTACTCACCGCCCTGCCCCTTCTTGTTCACGGAGCTCTTCTCTCTAAGCACTTCGTCACCGAGTCGCATTGTCCACCACACGGCCTTCTGGTACTCCCACGTCGCGATGTGAACGAGCGCCCAGTTTGCGATCCGGTTCGCGAGCCGGTCTCGAAACTTCTCCCACCTAGTGATCTTCCGGCTCACGCGCCCTGCTCCTTGATCGTCTCGACCGCAGCGGCAAGCACCGTACGGCATTCACGGCGGTACGCCTCACGGAAACGCTCTAACATGCCGTCCCACGAGATTTCGTGGCCGTACTGGGCCATATCGGCTTCACGCCTACCACGCGCCGCAGCCTCGACCGCGGCATCGTTCTCAGCCATGCCACGCCACCGGGCCATCTCGTCCAACGCGGCCGCGAGCCCCGACCACAGCATCGACATGTCCAGCACGTCTTCACCGCCGTCGTCTCGGGACTCGCCCGACGCCAGCGAGTGCGCGTACTGAGTCGCTCGGCTTCCAGCCTCCGCCCGCAACTCCACGAGACGTTCGTCACTGCTCTTCGTCATCGGTTCCTCCTGAGATTCGGTAGCGCCTTCGTCAAATCCATTGACGCCCGCTTCACGGACGCCGCCTGCTCCCCGTACAGCCACGGATAGGCAGGATCGCGGTCTGCGCTCAGCAGCAGCTCCGCACGTGCCAGGAACCGCCGCGCTTCCTCGACTGCGATCTGTAGGTCATCACGCCTCATCGTTCTTGTCCTCTCCGAGTGCGTACGCGAGCGCCTCAGCATGCGTACCGAACCACATGCCCTGGTGGCTTCCAGCCCGGTACGCGCGCCACCGAAAGCCGAACTGGCGGACGTGTGCCCGCGACACATGCCCGAAAGCTTCTTCGCCCTTGCCGTTCTTGCGTGCCCGAGTCATGACGCACCTCGGATCCGGGCCGCCGCATCCGTGACACCGTTCGCATACCACTGCGAACGCGAACCCGCACCGAAACTGCCATGACCAGGCAACGGTCGAGTGGACGATTCCGCGATCTGCGCGCAACGCTCACGCTCATCAGCACGCACCCCCGCGATCATGCGGTCGAACTCTTCGGCCGCCGTCGAGAAACTTTGGTGCTGCCAGGTCGCCCCGGTGGCGTATTTCGTGCGCGCCTCATCAACAGTCGGCGTGTACTCAGTCACGGTCGCCCCCGAACACAGCCTTTTCGCCGATATTCGGCGCCGTGGACTGACCAGGGGTTTTACCCTGATTCGAGGTCTTTTCAGAGACATTCGGCGCCACGGCAAACACGGCTTGGAGCACCATTCGAGCCTGGTCGAGCATCTCGCTGCGATACTCGTCGT